TCTCGGGCCTGCCTATCCAGACGACTTCCAGCGGCGTCATCGGCGCGCTGATTGCATTCAAGGCAACGCAGGTCTGGCAGATCACCGGCGACACGACGACCAGCAACCTTGCGCAGAACTTCCTTTCGCTGACGACCGGAACGAATGCGCCGCGCTCGGTAGCGCAGTCACCGCAAGGCTTGTACTTCGCCAATGTGGCAGGTCCCTACTTCATCGATCCGATCGGGACCGTGCGCCCTCTCACGCATACCGTTCTAGAACCGGACCCCGATGTGCAGCAGCCATGGGTTGCGGCAACAACGCCTTCGCGTATGGCGGCGGCCTACGCCGGTTCGATCTACCGCGTCTGCATACCGACCGTTGTTGCCGGCCAGTCCGTGACGAACGACTACTGGTTCGACGAGCATCGGCGTCGCTGGACCGGTCCGCACTCGGTTCCTTATGACTGCGCCTCACAGAACGGCAACGATTTCATCCTGACCGGACAGGCGAATCCGGCTTTGTTGATTGCGAGCCAGTCGGCGCAGAACAGCGTGACCGTCTATACCGACTTGGGCGTTGCGCAAGCGCCGATTCTGCTGAGTTCGACATTCCCGAAGACGGGTCACATGACACAAAAGCAGGTCGTCGAATCGACGCAGGAGTTGTCCGCGTCTGGCGGCAATGCCACGTACACAGTGGAATCGCAGGACGAACAAGGGCAGCAACTTGGGTCCGTGGTTGTCGCCGTTGTTCCTGCTGGCGCGCTGTGGACTGCATCGCCGGGAGTTCCTGTATGGGGCGGCGAAACGAAGTGGTCCAATTCGCAGAATATCCCGCACGTCTATTCCCTGCCTTGGGCCGCGCCGATGGTGTTCAAGAAAATGGCGATCAACATTACGGCGTCGGCATCGGCGCAGCTTCAGATTGGAACGCACTACTCGCGGTATCAAGACACTGGCTATATGAACTTAACCGGAGCAAACACACCATGAGAAAACTACTCTTTGCAGTGCTGGCATTCTTCGCGGTCAACGCGGGAGCCGCTATCGTCGGTCCGATTCCGAACAACCTGACGAACGGAACGACCATCGACGCCGTTCCAGTGATGGCGAACTACAACTGGATAATGAATCAGGTCAACACGAACGCCGCGCCGATTGCGAATCCGACGTTCACCGGAACCGTGACGGGCGGCGCGGGCGGATTTGTAGGTGCATTGACCGGGAACGTGGCAGGAAATGCGAGCACATGCACTGCCGCAGGAATTACCAACGATACGACAACGAACGCCACGATGTACCCGGTTTGGGTAACCGGCAATACCGGGACGCTTCCAGTAAAGACGACTAGCACAAAATTGACTTGGAATCCTTCTACCGGCTCGCTGGGCGCAACGACCTTTGTCGGTGCGTTAACCGGAAATGTAACCGGCAACGTCTCGGGTTCCTCGGGAAGCACAACCGGGAATGCTGCGACCGCGACAAATTTCAACAACGGCACTTCATCGTCAAGCGGCGGGACGGTCACCGCTACTACGTTCTCTGGTGCGTTGTCGGGTAATGCTTCAACTGCTACGACCGCCGGAACTGTCACGACCGCCGCACAGCCCGCCATTACCTCCGTCGGCGCATTGACTGGCGGCAGCATTGGCAGCGGCTTCGGCGCAATCAACATCGGCTCCAACTCCCTCACCGCAGGCGCGATCAGCGGGACGACGGGGACGTTTAGCGGCGGCGGAACAGATAAAGTCGCCATTTTGACATCTACTGCTGGTGCTTACGCAACTTTCCAGAAAGGGATAACTGATAAGGGATATATTGGGTTGGGTCTTGGAGGGGCAGGGGCAACGACCGACTCAATGGTTGTGCGCGGTGTTGCTGATGTGCAGATTGCCGCTGGATCAAGTACGATCGTATCAACATTCTCCTCCACCGGCCTCGCCGTGACCGGGACGACAAGTTCAACGTCATTCGCAGATAGCGGCGGCCATCTCATTATTTCCTCCACCGCCCCGACAATCGCCAGCGGCTTCGGGACTTCGCCTAGCATTTTGGCGAACAATACGGCGGCGTTTCGGGTGACAGTTGGAACTGCCATTAGTACGACCTACAGCGGAACGCTTACTATGCCGGCCGCTCCGAATGGGTGGGTCTGCAATGTCCAGAATGTGTCAACTCCAACCATTTCCTCTCGACAAGTCGCCAGCAGCACCACCAGTGTTAGCATAAGCGATTTCAACTCATCTACAAACGCTCTTGTTCAATGGTTGACGGGTGACGTTTTGCTATTTCAATGCACCGCCTTCTAATGAAAACGCTGATTCTTTTCCTGCTTCTCGGATTGTCCGGCTGCGCGACAGTCGATAGGCTTGGTACGCCGCAGAATTTCGCCAAGTGCGCGACGTTCGATGTGGCGACTACGACGATTGGGCTGGCGACGAACCGTATGCGCGAAATCGACCCGCTCGCCAAGGCGTTGACCATTCACGGCATTGGACGCGTGGCCGGAATTGTCGTCCCGGTGATCGGTCTGAGCATCGCCGCATACTACGCGCTCAAGTGGCTCGACAAACCGGCAGTCACCGCGACGGCAGCGGCATTGACTTGCGCGAGCGCAGCGCGTAATTTATACCTGATAAGGTGACAAGAAAAAAGGGTGAACAATGGAAGCTGAACAATTAAATGTTCACGTTGAGCGTTCGGCGGAACTGGCCGTCAAGAAAGTCTTTTCCATCTTGGGCGTGGACATCGACAAGCCGAAAGAGGTCGAGGAATTCCGCGAGAACTTGCGCTTCGGCGCGACCCTACGGCGCGCAGCGGACAAGGGAATGCTCGCAATGGTAGTCGTGTTCTCCGGAGCGATCATGGTGGCGATATGGGCCGGTATCGCGGCAGAGATTGGATTGCGAAAATGAGCTTTGACCGCGAACTGGCGTCAATGACGATCTTCTGCGAGGCATCGAGCGAGCCGCACGAAGGCCGCGTGGCGGTGGCCGCGACGCTGTTCAATCGCCTCAAGGATGGACGCTTCGGGAAAACGATTGCAAGCGTCTGCCTGCATCGTTACCAGTATTCGGAATGGAACGACGACCGCGCGGACAATGCCAATCTCCTGCGCGCCGCCGAAGCGCCGGACGACGAACCGATGATCGTTGATTCGCTCGCGGCTTACGATGAGGCGGCGGCGGGAGCCGATCCGACGATGGACGCAACTCACTACTTCGCCGACTACATCGCGGCACCAGCCTGGGCGGCGCAAGGGACGTTTACCGTACAAATCGGAAGACACAAATTCTACAAGGACGTGCCATGATGGACGAACCTGTAACCCTCGGCACATCCGCCCCGGTTCCGGCGCGTCGCGCTAGCGATCTTCCGCCTGATGCGCCATGGTGGGCAAAGTGGATCGTCGCCAACATTGACGAAGCGTGGAAGTGGGGATCGGTCTGGTGGCCCGCCTTCTGCGCCGCAGCCGCCGAGACCTATGCCGCAGACGCGCAGCAGATCAACGATTTCGTCAAGGGCATCATTCCGCCGACATGGTGGCCGCACGTACTCGCGGCGGCCTTCATCGTTTCGATGTTCCTGCGAGTGCTCAACCTTTCAAGGAAAAATAAGCCATGAGAATCCTGCTATCCGCAATGTTGATTCTGCTCGTCGCTGGCTGCGCCGGGCTCAATGTGCAATGGGTCGCGTCCTACAGCACGGCGAACGCGAGTCCGCAGATATTGATGCCTGTCGCACCGACCGCGCCCATTCCAGCCGTTACCGTCTCTCCGACCTTTACGCCAGCGCCAGCAAAGTAAATGGATTCGATCAAATACTGCGCTGGCTACAAGTTCCAGCTTGTAGAGGATTACAGCGTAGATGTCGGCTTCAAGCCGCTTGTCGGCGTCTCTGTCGGCGATTGGGTATCCCTGAGCGATCAAGGCATACTGACCGTGAAAAACGGCTACGCCTGGGACGGCGCGAGCGGGCCGATAGAGCAGTCGCCGGACGTAATGCGCGGCTCGCTCGTCCATGACTGCCTGTACCAACTGATGCGCGCGGGAATGCTGGATC